AACCTTTTTGCTAAACGACGACTTAGTTTAGGATAATCCCCGAATGTCGCCGGTCGGTCGACCCCGTTCTGATTAAAAAATCAACCCTAGTTTTACCCTAAACTAAACTCGAGTGTCGCTCGGCGGTCAACCCTGGTTAGATTAAAAATCAAACTTCCTATTTACCCCCCGGCCGGGGTCGCTCGGTTTGATATTAAATCAAACTGCCATTTGATCCTGGACGAAACTCCGGGGTCGCTCGTCAGTCGGCCTTGGTTTGATTTTTTTTCAAACTGGGGTTTGATTCAGGACACAACGGGAGTTTCACTTTTTTTCAAAAGCCTCGGGTGACACTCGCCAAAACACCCCAATATTTTATCAGTCAACACTAGGCCTCTCTAAAAAAATATATAAAAATTCTCAATCAAAAAATAAAAAATAAAAAAAGGTAAAAAAAGAGGTTTACAAATATATTATTATATGTTATACTGAATTATCCCTTTACAATAAATAGAGTTGTTTCATGACAACATACAGTGATGGTTCAAAAATCTCATTAGCAAAAACGGATTTCGATGATTTCCTAACAGACCACCTGACAACGGACTTTTGGGAAAGCGTAGACACCAACCCCCATCGTGATCAGATCTTCCCCAAGTTACCTTTCATGAATGATGAGAGGTATCTAAACCTCCCCAATACATATCAAAGATACATCCTGGCTTACTCCTTAAAAGGACTTAAAGGATGGAGCAAACCAGATTGTTATAGGTATGCTTCTAGACGTTTTGATCTTCTGAAAGAAAACGCCGGCATGCATGCCAATAAGGTTGAAAATCATCCGGTAACAGCTGAAATTTTAGAAGAATTACGTCTTCACCATCTAAGATTAATTGCAGCATCAGCTTCAAAGGTTGTAGAGGAAGAAGCATTAATTGCTTTTTCGGATATAACCGATTATATCGATGACAGTGGATTTATTACCAAAGAACACTTACAATCCCTCCCTCCCCATAAACGACGAGCTATTAAAAGCATTGAAGTTCATTATACTAAAGAGGGAGACCCGATTTATAAGTTAAAATTGTGGGATAAAGGTGGAGCACTAACCAGGCTTGCCAAGATCATGGATCTAAATGCACCAACCAGGGTCAACGTTTCTGGAGACCCAAAAAGTCCAATTCGAATACACTTTTCCCGAAAATTAGAAAAATTAGATAACAAACAATTAGATGCCTTATTATCTATCACTGAAAAAATGAGTGAAAAGGATAAAAGGGAAGCTATTACTGTTAATTAATGAACCCTGCAACTGCTGAAAATTTAGTTAAAGACCCATTTCTGTATGAAGCCCTTCAGAATGAAGAAGCTTTAAGATCAGAAAAATGCCGTCGGAGCTTTTTTTTCTTTTGTCAAGAATTTTGGGGGGAATTTTGTAGGGATGAACCTGTGTGGAACTGGCATATACCTTATATATGTTCAGAACTTGAAAAAGTATTTTATGCAGTTGTACAAAAAGAACAAAAAAAATATGACCTGATCATTAATATTCCCCCCGGTACTTCAAAATCCTCGATTGTTACTGTTTTATTTCCAGCCTGGTGCTGGATCGCTCAACTCCCTAGAGATCAATTTCCAGAAGCATGGAAAGAAAGAATCAGAAGAAGGCAACATGCTAAACATCTGAACCTCAAACCCCTTCCATTATTGACAGGGCGGAGCTTTAGGTTCATCACTGGCTCCTATTCAACGACCTTATCTACTGAACATTCAGAGTATTCGCGTGATGTTATTGGGTCTGAGAAGTATAAAAGATATTTTCGGGAAGTTAGAATAAAACCGAAAAAAGATGCAAAAACGAACTTTGTTAATACAGAGGGAGGCCAGAGATTTACGACATCAGTAGGTTCTACTGTAACGGGGGTTCATGCTCATATAATCATTATTGATGACCCGATTAATCCATCCCAGGGACAATCGGAAATTTCAAGGTTGACAGCAAACAATTGGTTAGATTCTACTTTATCAACCAGAAAGGTTGATAAAAAAGTAACTGTGACCATTGTTATTATGCAAAGATTGCATAGAAATGATCCTACAGGACATTTAATAGATAAACGAGGGGAAGAAAAAATCCGTCATATTGTTCTTCCCGGTAGTGATAGATATAAAATAAAACCTCCAGAATTGATCAAGTATTATAAGGAAGGATTACTTGATCCAGTTCGCATGCCCCGCGACATTCTCGATGACAATAAAATTAATCTAGGAGCCTATCAATATGCGGGACAATTTGGCCAAAATCCCCGACCCAGAGAGGGTGGACTATTTCAAGAAAGTTATTTTGAAATTATCGATGCAGCTCCGGCGAGGGTCGAATCTAGAGTAAGAGGATGGGATTTAGCAGGAACTTCTGAAGCAGAAGCTGCTGTAACAGGTCAAGATCCAGCATACAGTTGTGGTGTTTTAGTTTCAAGAAAAAGAGGGATCTTATATGTAGAGCATGTTTTCAGAAAAAAAATAAGTAGTAACCAATTAAGATTATCCATGAGAAACTTTGCCAGTCAAGACCCAAAAGGAACTGTTGTTGATTTTCCGCAGGATCCCGGTCAAGCAGGAAAAGCACAAGCAAGAGAAATCGCGGGATTCTTAATAGGTTATATTGTAAAGTTTTCTTTAGAATCTGGGAATAAATTTACTAAATTAGATCCTCTTGCAGCACAGTGCGAAGCAGGAAATGTAAAACTTGTTAAAGGGAATTGGAATCAAGCATTCATTGATGAACTTTGCGATATTCCAAACAATACTTATTGGGATCAAAGCGACGCTTTCTATCGAGCTTTTAAAAGAATTCATATTCCTAGTGGAAAAACAGCGGGAGTATGGTAATGCCTAAAGTTATTGTGTTCATCCCCGTTCGTATGGATTCCAAGCGATTCCCCGGTAAGTGCATGCATAAAATTGGAAAATTTCCATTAGCATGTTGGACATATACCCAAACGAGGATGTCAGGTTATGTTTCTATGGTAATTACACCCGATAAAGAAGTTCGGGATGATTTATTAGAATATAGAAAAATTCCTTGCCTTCTTACTTCCAACAATCCCCGTAATGGGACCGAGCGTTGCGCCGAAGCTTTATCAAATCCGCTTTTTAGTTCAATGAAGGATGAAGATATAGTCATTGATGTTCAGGGGGATATGATGAAGTTTGATACTTCTTGTATTCAAGATTTGGTACACTTGCTTTCAATAGGAAAAGCTGAGTATGTAACGACTTTCACCAAATTACCTGAGGGTTCTCTTTCTAATTTAAACCGTGTTAAATGCACTGTTGCTAGCGATGATGGAAGTATTTTATGGGTAGATAATTTTAGTAGAAGCTCAATCCCCGACAGAGAAAATTATTTGCACATAGGTATATATGGATATACAAAGAAAGCATTATATCGTTATCGTGAATGGAAAATGACAGAAAATGAACAAATAACTAAATTAGAACAAATGCGAATTATTGATAATGGATACCGAATAGCGGGTACTGTCTCTGATGTCCCCCCGGTCACTGTAGATTGTCCGGCTGACATCTACCTGGCAGAGAAAGAAGCTAAAAAAATATATGGATGATATACAAAACCAATTAAGGTTTCAAGCCCTTTATTCTATTATTTCAAGAATGAAAATGGCTAAAGGGTTAGGTCAGTCATACTCTGGCGAGAGAGATCTTTACGAAGCTTTTGGTTATCCAAAAACACTAGAGTTTGAACACTACTGGTGGATGTACAAGCGGGGAGACCTTGCTGCAAGAATTATTGAATCAGCTCCAGAAGCTTCCTGGCGAATTCCCCCTAAAATTACTGAAGATAAAGATGATACTATAGATACAAATTTTGAAAAAACATTTATATCGCTGCAAAAGAAACTCCACTTCTGGTATCACTTGAGACAAGGGGATATTCTATCAGGTATTGGTGAATATGGAATTTTACTTTTAGGCTTTAATGATGGAGAAAATCTAGAAACTCCTATATTCCCAAAAAGAGGATTAGATTTAATTTATCTAAAATCCTATAAGCAGGATATGGTTACCGTATTCTCTATCGATCAAAAGATTTCTTCTCCTAGATATGGGCTTCCTGAAATATATAAGCTAAAGTTAGGTTTAAATGTTCAGAATGGGTTATTAGTTGATCAGAGAGAAATTAATGTTCATCATAGTAGAGTAATACATCTCGCGGAAAATCTAATAGATAATAAAATATTCGGAACTCCACGATTAGAGAGAGTCTATAATAGACTTTCTAATATGGAATTGATTGCGGGATCTTCTGCCGAGATGTGGTATAGAGGGGCATTTCCCGGATACAACTTTAAATTAGATCCTGATGCTCAGATCCCCGAGAATATGTTATCAGACATGAAGGATCAAATCGAAGAATATATTCATGATTTCAAACGGTATTTGCGATTGCAAGGTGTTTCTGTAGAATCCATCGCTCCGCAGGTTTCAGATCCTAGCCCGTCTGTTGATGTACAATTAAAATTGATTTCTGCAGCTTCAGGGATACCCGCTAGAATCCTCCTTGGTTCTGAACGGGGTGAACTTGCTTCTGATCAAGATGAAAAGAACTGGTTAGATAAGATTATTGCAAGAAGAACTAATTACTGTGAACCTTTTATTTTACGACAGCTTATTGATAAATTAATCAATCTTGGGATTTTACCCGAGGTTGAAGATTATCATGTAGTTTGGCCGGAACTTATTGATAGTAGCGAGCTTGACAAAGCTTCTGCCATCGAGCGGAGAACATCCGCTATTACAAAATATGCGGACTCTTTTGCTGCTCAACATATCTTCCCACCAAAATTTTATTTTACACGAATTTTGGATATGGGAGAAGAAGATGCTCAACAGATTATTCAAGAGGTTGAAGCATGGGTTAAAGAGGAGGATGACAGAATAGAAAAGGATCGGAAAGAACTAAAGGATCAAACTGAGGATCAATCTCTGGATGAATGATCCTACTAGAACAATTACTCTTAGAAGACAGTTCGTTGCTGATTTTCATCGAAGGTTTCGTGAGCTGAAAAAAATAATTTCTGATTATTTTTCTAATCAGTTTGTTGGAAATTTTGAATATAAATATACAGCAGAAAAACACCAATTATTTATGGACTGGTTGAATCTGCAGGAAGAACTTGGACTTCTTGAAACTTTTACACAAGTTGTTCCTTTTAGAGCAATTCCGGCAAATCAACCTTGGATCAATACTTATATTTGGACTGCTTATCAAAAAGGACTGGTTAGAGCTCGTTCGGAAATAAAGTCCCTGGGGATTAGGGATATACCATCTTATATGATGTCAGAGGGATTTCTTACTTCGCAATTGTTTCACATGCCTTTTCATGCGGAATCTATTGCTTTGACATTTACAAGAGCTTTTACAGATTTAAAAGGTATTACAAATTTAATGGATACTCAAATTTCTAGAGTTCTTGCTAACGGAATGTCCGAGGGTTTTGGAGCAGAAAGAATAGCTAGAGATATTAACAAAACAGTTGATAAAGTAGGAATTGTTCGTGCTAGAGTTCTTGCTAGAACTGAAATTGTAAAAGCTTATAATGATGCTCAACTTAATGATTATCAAGGAATGGAAGAAATTGTAGGGGAAGAAATCTTCCTCCAATGGCTGACTGCTCAAGATGAAAGAGTTAGAGACCCCCGTCATACTTCCAGAAATAGAAAAATTTATACAAAAGAAGAAGCTAGAAAATTAATTGGAGAACCCAATTGTCGCTGTACTGTTTTGCCTTATATGGTTTCAGTGCATGGAAATATTGATCCTTCAAAAAAAGGACCTATGAATCCCTTATAGGAAAAGACTATGCCTACAATTATTAAAAGTTTTCATGATACTATAACATTTAATTTAAAAGCTTCTGAATTTAGATATGAAACTTTTGAGAACCGCCCCCACTTAATTGTTCCCGTTATCCTTCTTACAGAAGGGGTACACAACGGATCCAATGGTCCTTTTTATTACCCCGCAAGCGAAATAGAAAATCTCGCTACCTCCTGGAATGGAGTACCAGTTCCTATTTTTCACCCTGAAAGTAATGGTTCACCCTGTACTTGTAATGATCCTCGAATTATTGAACGTCAAAACGTTGGCAGAATGTTCAATATTCATTATGAAAATGGCAAGTTAAAAGGGGAGGCTTGGATTGACATAGAAAAAGCTGAATTAGTCTATAAGGGTATTATTAATATGCTAAAGGACCAAAAAACAAAATTAGAAGTATCTACAGGTCTTTTAGCTGAGCATGACATGACTTCAGGTGTTTGGAATGGTAAAGAATATGAAGGTATAATCAGAAACATAAGGCCGGATCATTTGGCCTTGCTTCCCGGTTCACGCGGTGCGTGTAGTTGGGAAGATGGCTGCGGGGTGAGAAATATGGATAAAACAATCGAAAAGTATTTAAACAATGTTTTAGGACAACGGGAAGCTCATCAGAAAATTTTTCAGTTTGTGGATTCCATGGACAATGATATGGCAGTTCATTTCCTGGAAGAAGTATTTGATGACTATTTTGTATATCGAAAGGAAACTCGAAACCAGGGGGATGGTAATTATTTTTATAAAGTACCCTATACAATCGATGAAAATGGTGCTCTGAATGTTTCAGAGGACGTGTCGAAAGTGAAAAAAACTGTAGTCTATGAGGCAATTGCCAATACTCAAAACAAAGGAGAAGATGATATGGCAACTCGTAAAGAGGACAAGAGTAAGGAAAAACCCACCACAAATGAGTGCCCTGAGTGCAAAGCGGTGATTGATGAATTGATCGCTAATGAGGGCACCGCCTGGACGGAGGAAAAACGGGATTTCCTGGAAGAGATGGATCTAGACACTCTGAAGCTGTTTCGGCCAATTCAGAAAGAGGATCCAAAACCGGTGGACAACGAACATAAGGATGAACCCAAACCAAAACTGGTTACAACTCAGGAGTACGTTAACAATGCTCCTCCGGAAGTTCGGGAAGTACTCAATGCCGCCATGGCCACCCACAAACAGCGGAAGACAGAACTGGTCAAGCAGATCACTTCCAACACCCGCAACAAATTCTCCAAGGAGCAACTCGCAGCTAAGCCCCTGGAAGAACTGGAAATGCTGGCTGAATTGGCTGTCGATGCCAATTATGAGGGTCAGGGCGGTTCCAGTACCCCGACCAACACCGAGAAAGAGGAACCCCTGGATCTCCCGGAATTAACCTTTAAAAAGTAACAACCGAGCATCATTAAACTTAAAACCTTAATGTAAGGAGAGACGAAATGGCGTATCGTACAATTCATCAGTGGGGGAAACCCCGTCGGGTAGAAGGTCTGGCTTCCACCAGTACTATCTATCCCGGTCACTTGGTCGAAATGAC